TCTGCTGATTTTTCCGGTGACGGTTCGTCTTCTGTAACTTCTTTAAAGATTGCTTATGCTGATCCTGTTAATCAGTCTGGTTCAGGGGATTTGTCTGCAACGGCTTTGGAGATTTTGCTTACAGGGTCTATTACTTCTGGTGCTGCAATTGTGGTTGCTGTTGGTAAAGAAATTGTTTATGCTAATACAAGTCTTAGTGGTCTGGTTAGCTCACCTTTCTCTAATGTTGTCCCCGGGACTTCTCTTATTTCTGGAGAGGCTAGGCTTGTTGTTGGTGCTACTAAGTTTAGCCCTAGCATTATTGAAGATGTTCAAGTTATTAGGACTTTGGTTGTGATTGATGGTAAACCATTGACTGAACATAACCGTAAGTTGCAAACTTCTGTTGTCCAAAGTTTTGTTGAAAACAAAAACTGGAATGCTACTTCTAGTAGGTATTATAAGGCATCAAGCGGTCGTAAATCTTTTTCTTTGGACTGGAGTATGTTGCCTAGTTCTAGAGAGCAAACTGTTGATCTTAGATTTGGTAGAGATAAAATTCAAGAGATTGCTGCTGATCCAGATATTCATACTCTAAAGATTTTGAATCTTGATAGCGATGGTGTCACACCTTATACTGAAACGGAGTATAATGTTTTAGTGAAAGGTTATTCTGAAAGCCTTGTCCGTCGTGATATTAATAATGACATGTATTTGTGGGATTGTTCAATTCAGTTGGAGGAAGTGTAGTTGTTAACTAAAGATATTCATGGAAAAACTTTAAGTTCTACGTTTGATAGTAAGATAGTTTCTCCTTCTCAAAGGTTAAAGCCTAAAGTTGTTGTTAACTGGCTAGAGAGTAAGAATATTACTGGCTTGTCTTCTTCTGTGGATGTGAATAACCAGCATGTGTCTACAGATCAGGGTGATCTTGGTTACTATTTCTCACCGGAGCAGGCTGTGAATGGCTACGAGCGCCAGTCATTTACTTGGGCTGTAGCAGGTGCTAAGGACAAAAATGGTTCTGTTATCAGGGCAGATGGCAACTGGTTTGTTATGCCTAATGATCTTGATGATGACTACGAGTTCGGTTGGTGGTCTGGTTCTGTTTCTACATCTAATGTTAATGCTACTTATGGTGGTTATGAGTTTACTAATAACCCAACAGTTACTTTTACTTTTGATGATAGAGCCTGCAACATGATTAAAGTGTTTACATCTGAATTTTATGGTCAAGTTCATACATACAGATTGACTGTTAGAAGTAATGACGCTGGTGTCCCAAGTCCGCTGTACACAGAGGTTATAACTATAAATGAAGATGAATATTCATACAGTCACTATCTTCCTGAGTCCGTTGGTCATGAAACAATTAATGAAGTTGAGATTGAAGTCTTATCAACTAGAAACCCAGTAGACTATGCTAGAGTTCAAGAAGTAAATGTAATGTATCAGACTGATATCAGTGATGATATCATTAGTGCAGATATTGATTTCACTAGGGATCTTCATGTTACGGAACTTCCGATTGCTGGTTCCGGTAATAATACTGTTTCTTTGAATATTGATAATACAGATAAAGATTATAGTGTCTTTAATAGTTCTTCGACTTATGGTCAGTACATGAAGAAGAATGTTTCTATTGAGACTGCATTGGGATGGCAAATAAAAAAATCAGACTCTCTGTACATTGAGTCTAATCTGAGAGCGTCTTTAAGCAACTCCGCTACAACTATTTCTGTTGACAATACAATCGAATTTCCTGATGGCGGTTCTGGTGATGAGTATGTGATGATTATCGATCCTGATAATTACACTAGAGAGTATGTCTTAATTTCATCTAAGGATGATACGTATACCCTTACTGCTGCCGAGCGAGGATATAATAATTCTATTGCAAGAAGCCATGCTGCTGGTACAAAAGTTGTTTTTGAGACTTACGAATATCCTACGGCTGTCAAAAGCTATGTAGATGAGTGGTCAAGTGATACTGGCAGTATGGCTGTTAGCGCTTCTTCTACTGATTTTAATAAGTTTGCTTCTGAGAAAGTTATTACTAACGGTTTCTTTATGGAAGGCGTTACGACTGCTGACGCTGTTCAGTCGTTGATGATGAATGTTAATTTCCCTAAGGCTGACATCAAATCGTTGAATACTTTTGATCGTTCGGCTAAACAAAAAGAAGCTATTCTTCATTTAAATTTTTCTGAGTCGGTTGCTGATCGTGATGGTACAACTATTCCGGTTAAAAATGGTTTGCGAGGTAGATTTTTTGCTTTGCCCGCTGGTCGTTACAATAAGGTAAAAGATATTATTGCTGATGCTCTAGATAGGCAGCTTAGTGATCTAGAGAAGGCTATGGGGGACATTGCTTTTACTTTGCCTGACTACACCTTTAACTCTGCTGATAATGCGTATACGGCTGGACTGGCGTTAGACATTGTTGACTTTAGCTTTACTGATGTCAATGGTGAAACTATTTCTGATTACTACAACATGGTCTTTGATGGATACTATGTTCCACCAGACTCTGGCGATCAAATTCTTGCAGTTGGAATTGCTCATGGCGGTGTGCGCCTCTATCTTGAAGATACTTTAATTCTTGATGAGTATGTGGCTCATCCTGTGGGGATTGGTGTGTACTCTGATCTTGAATCGGAGATTGTAAATCTTGTTGCTGGAAAACCTTATAAGTTAAGAATTGAGGCTTATCATACTGTTTCTACAAATGGGAACGATGAGTTTAGCATGTATTTGCAGTATGCTATTGGGTCCGATCCTTTGTCGTCAGTTCCTGCTGAGAATTGCTACACAATGGCTGCATTGGATCGTATTGGTTCTAAAGATGCACCTTATACTGCTGGTTCGACTGATCGTAATAAGACTACTAATGATGGTATTTATATTGGTGAGGCTAACGTTAATTCTTCTGGTGGTTTGACATCTGACCCTGAAAACAAATCGGTTAGATTTACTAGTGAAAAGTATATGAGGCTTCCTTATGATTTATCTTGGGATTTAAACAACTCTACTAGTGAAAACTATACTGGCCAGTGGAGTTTTGAACTTTATATTAAACCTAATAGTAGTGGCTTTTCTAGCGACTATGCGTATTTAAGTTCTTTTAATCACTCTTCGACTCCTACTGCGGGGTTTGAGTTTTACAATAGCTCAACTGCAAACGGGTTTAAGGTGGTTACTTCTAGTGGAACTGAGTATGTTGAATCTTCTGGCCCTCTTGAGGCTAGTGCTTGGAGTCACATCGTTGTGACTTTTGATGGATCTGATCTTAAGTACTACATAAATGGAGTTTTGGAAGACACTTTGTCTGTTGTGGGGTCTATTGCTTCATGGAACAATTGCGATATCGCCTTCGGTGGCAGGAATGCTTACTACCTTATCGGGACTGGTGAGGTCTCGCCGGTATCTTTAAAAGATTTTTTCTGCGATCAGTTTTTGATTTACAAGAAGACTTTAACTGCTTCTGAAGTTGGGAATAGGTATACGGAAGCGGTTATGCAGCCTCTTACGACTTATCCTTTCCTGTATGGCAATGAGTCTTCTATTAAAGATATTATTGAGCAAGTGACTTTGGCGGATCTTGGTCGTTTTTATATTGATGAAGAAAATAAAGCACGTTATGAGCATTTTTATGCTTTCTTTGAGCCTTCAATTGATCAGCACGCTAACACTCAGGTTACTATTGATGATGATACTAATATTATTGATGCTAGTTATAATGTTCAGTTGCAGGCTAATAAGGTTGTTGTAAAGATTGCGGGTCTTTCAAGCAATTTGGTTGGTGTTCAATCTTTGTGGAGGGCTGATTCTCCGACGACTCTGGCTGTTGTTAATCTTGAGTCTAATCTTTCTGCTAGTGCCAATGTCATGACTGTTTCTTCAACTACTGATCCACCTTTCTTTAAGGCAGGGTATTTAGTTATTGATAGTGAAATTATTAAGTATAGTTCTAAATCTGATAATACTTTTGGTGGTTTAGAAAGGGGTCAGTTTGGTACTGATGCTGTTTCTCATTCGGCTAACACTGCTGTTCGTGAAGCTAGGTATTGGGATCTTAAGTATGATAAAGCTCCTGCTTTTGAGGTTAAAGATCCTTTTATTACTGGGATTAGATTTGAGTATCCTCCTGAGATTGATATTCTTAAGTGGAATCCTGAGGCTTATGGGGCAGAGCTTGTGATTTCTGCTAATGCTAATGTTGATAAAGGAACTTTTGTGTTTGCTGAAGGTACAGATCCTGTTACGGAGAAAGTTGCTTTTACTGCTGTTTCTGGCACTCCTGTTTTGCTTACTGAGCAGAAGAGTCAAATCAAGGAGCAGTCTGCAAACTTGAGTGAGAATATACGTCTTTATGGTTTGAAAGAAGTTGTTATTGAGAATCCTTTTATTACTGATTTTGATCACGGACAAAAGATTGCTAATTTTATTATTTCAAAAATGAGCGATCCTGTTCCTGTTTTAAATTTGAATACTCTGTTGACTCCTAAAGTTATGACAGGTGACAGGATTAGGATTACAAGTCTTGATGCTTTTGATATAATTAATGGTGAGTATTGGGTTACTTCTAAGAGGGTTTCTTATAGTGATAGCCCGTCCCAGTCTTTGATGTTAAGGAAGGTGGTTTGATGCCTAGATATAGATCGGGTTATAAAAGAAGTTCTGTTACGTCTTCTACTGGAGCAATTTCTGAAAATGCTGTTGTCTTTCAGAGTTCTGGCGGTCATACACATGACGGTTCCAATTCAAGCCTAATAGATGCCACCAAGTACAGTGTTTGGGATTTTCCTGTCAATACTGTTTATAGCACTACTCCAAGAGCAGAAAGGCAAGATAGGCACATTGAGCAATTTAAAAAATTCGTTGTCAATATTGTTAATAACTCTGTTTTAGAACCTGCTGGTGTTGTCCTTGGTGAAAATGTTATTAATGCTACAAATATTGTTTCTGGATCTATTGATTCTGAGTTAATTGCTGCTAACACAATTACTGCTAATAATATTGCTGCTTCGGCAATCACTACAAATGAACTTGCTACTGATTCTATAAAATCACTTAATTATAGTTATACATCTGGTGTCTACTCTACTGCTGGAACTTTTTTTAATTTAAGTGATGGTAGCATCATATCTGAACAGTTTGCTATTGACTCTAGTGGTAACGCTTCCTTCGCTGGTGATATTAGTGCCGCTTCCGGTACTTTTACTGGAGATTTAAGCGGAGCAAATATTTCTGGTGGCACTATTGACATTGGCGGTGCTGATACAACATCTTTCCATGTAGATGCTTCCGGTAACATGTGGTCAGGAAATGCTGCGTTTGCGTCAGCACCATTTAGAGTTTCTTCTACCGGTTCTCTGACAGCAAGTTCTGTTGCCATCACAGGCGGCACTCTTGATATAGGAGGATCTGACTCAACGTCTTTCCATGTCGCCTCTAATGGCGCTCATTGGGCGGGCAGTTCTGCCTATTCCACTGCTCCATTTAGAGTTTCTTCTGGTGGTGCTTTAAGAGCGAGTTCTGTTGCAATTACGGGAGGCACTCTTGATATTGGTGGTTCTGATACAACATCTTTTCATGTTGCTTCTAATGGCGCTCATTGGGCAGGAAGTTCTGCTTATTCTACTGCACCGTTTAGAGTTTCTTCAGGTGGTGCCATTACTGCAACTAGTGCAACGATTACCGGAACCATAAATGCAACCGCAGGTACTTTTTCAGGAAACATAACTGCTAGTGGAACAATAACTGGCGGGACACTTTCAGGCGCTTCTGTGACAGGTTCAACTTTCTCAACTTCAGGAAGTAATAATATTACTCTTTCAGGTTCGCAGATGACTTTGGATAATGGTGGTGGTGATGCAGCAGAAATTCGTTTTGAACCTTTAAATCAAAGTTACAAAGGTGTTATAAGATCTACTGCTAAATTCAAAGTTCTTTCTGAGCTGGGTGGATCAATAGACCTTGGAATAACACCGGTTGGTGGTATTGAAATAGATTCTGGTACAAGTATAAGTTCTGTTAAAATAATTTCTGGTTTTGGAGATTTGAGTGTACAACAGGCTTATTCTACTATAAGCAGCTTTGTAAATCCTAACTACTTTAAAGTAAGAATTGGTGAATTATACAGCGAATCAGGTATCTACACCCCTGATGGAAATATGCATATTGTTGCCGGTGGTGGCTCTGGTGGACTTGTAAAGATCCGTGGTGGCGGGGCAGACCCCACTTCTAGTTATGTAGGGATAAATAGTAATGCTGATTTGACATGTGAAAATTTCCAAGCATTTGGGTCAAGTAAAAGCTTTAGAATCTATCATCCAATTGTTGAAGGCATGGACTTGGTACATGCTTGTATTGAAGGTCCAAAGATTGATCTTTTATACAGGGGCACTGTTCAGCTGGTTAATGGGTCTGCAACGGTCAATATCGACACGGATTCAAGAATGACAGAGGGTACATTTGTTGCACTTGTTAAAGATGTACAATGTTATACTACCAACGAGTCCGATTGGGATGCAGTTAAAGGGTCTGTTAACGGAAATATTTTAACAATAACATGTAAAAATAGCAGCTCTAACGCTATCGTTTCTTGGATGGTTATTGCTACAAGAAACGATAGCGTCGTGTTAAACGGTACAACAACTGATTCTGATGGAAACTTGTTAGTTGAGTTACCTACTTCAACCAGAAGTAATTGATACATTAACTTTTATCATATATAATAATTATATGGGTAAGTTTAAGTCAATTATTACTAGAATAATTGCTGTTTTTGCTGCTTCTGCTTTGAGTGTTATTGGTGCTGGTGCTCTTGCTGGTGTTGAACTCTGGAAAGCCGCTATGATGGCTGGTATTGGTGGTATGGCTACTGTTGTTGAAGCTCTCGCTCATTCTTATATGGATGACGGTGTTTTGGATGAGGAAGAGATCAATGCTGCTTTTCAGAAGGTTGATAAGAAGTCGGCTTCTGAATAGTAAATAGTGTATAATAGTAGTTAATATGGCTTACGAAAACTATCGTTTTGTTTCTTGGAGCAACGGTACACCTATTACTGGTGATCGGATGGCTCAGTTGTCTACTAATATTGAGCAGGTAAAACTTGCTACTGATGATCGCCCTCAGGGTATTATTAAGCATTCTAAGCTGACTGCGCTTCAGTCTTACGCTGCTGGTAATGTTGCAGAAAATACTCTTGTTAATTTGAGAGATGATACTCCTTCGGGTTCTGATAATCGTGTTAGTGCTGACTCTGATCGGTATGTTAGACTTATGGTTACTTTTCCGGGTATTAAAATTACTGCCCGTGGTGCTGAAGATACAAGGTATGAGTTGACTATTAAGCAGGGTTTGGATACTGACCCTTCTCCTGTAACTCTTGCTAAGTTTTATTTGAATCCACATTTGTATGCTTTTTACGATGTAAGTGCTAGTGCTTCCACTACGACTGTAAGTGTAAGAAGTGGTGGTAATGATGTTTATTTTGGTGCTGGTAGTTATTCGACTGTGATTGACTCTTCTACTGGTTTGACTAATGTAAACTTTTTTGTTTCTGTAAAGAGGATTGCTAATTCTAATATGATTAACTCGCCGGGTTATACTGTTATGTCTTCTTCTACTTCTCCTTTAGAGTTTTATGCTGAGGATATTGGAGGAACATCCTAAAGTATGGGTCTGGCTTCTCAGCGTAAAGATGTTGAGTGGAAAGCTGGTATTTTGAGCGGTAAAGATGCTCCTACTTTTCAAGGTGGGAAGTATATTGATGACAAGGGTTATGTGAAGATTTTAAGACCTGAGCATCCTAAGAACATTCGTGGTTATATTTATGAACATCGTGCTGTAATGGAAGATTATTTAGGTAGGCAGTTAGAGCCTTGGGAAACTGTTCATCATATTAATGAGGTTAAACTAGATAATCGGGTTGAGAACTTGTTCTTGTGTACTGTTCCAGAGCATAGTGCTATTCACCGTGAAGGTAAGCGCCCTTCGGAGGCTCATCGTAATAAGATGCGTGAGGTCGCGAAGAAGAATAAGCCTCATTTGAAGAAGAAGCATAACTCTTTGAGAGCGCCGAGAGAAAAATTCTCTTAGATCACCCTTTTGCGCCCCGATACCTGCTACCATTTGTATACTGTCCTATAGACCGTGGGAGTTCTAATGAAATCGTGTCAAGCAGACGGGTGTAGTGTTGAGTTTACGCCTAACTCGTCTAACCAAAAATATGCAGATTCTACTTGCCGTAAGACTTTAGATAGTCTTGGGGTTTGTAGATATCGTAAAGAGAATGGATTGGTAGAAATGCCTGTAGATATTACATCTGGTGATAGACCAGAGTCAGATAGTGAGTTGCGTATTGCTTACGCTAAACTCCAGAAAGAATACGATAAGGTTAAGAATAAGAAGGATGATCTTGTTGATGCCGTGTACAGGGCTACTCTTGAATTAGATAGCACTGAGAAGGCTAAGAAGGTTCCTGCTCCTGTTAAAGATAAGCGCAAGGGTAAGACTGAAGAAGTTGCAGTCGCTGTAATTGCAGACTGGCAGTTAGCAAAGATTACTCCTGATTACAACTCAGAGATTTGTGAACAGCGTATTGAGCAGTACGCTCAAAAAGTTATTGATTTGACTGAGATTCAGCGTGCTGATCATCCTGTGAAGAAACTGCATGTCTGGGCTTTGGGCGATATTGTTGAGGGTGAACTTATTTTCCCGGGTCAGTCTTTTTTAATTGATGGTGGTTTGTATCGTCAGGTTACTGTTGATGGTCCTCGTATTATCAAGAACTTTATAACTAAGATGCTTGAGAACTTTGATGAGGTTCATTTTACTGGTGTTATTGGTAATCATGGTTCTATTGGTGGTAGGGCTAGGCGTGATCATGACCCTGAGACCAATGCTGACAGAATGCTGTATCGTGTAGTACAATGGATGTTTGAGAAGGAAAAACGCATTACTTTTGATATTCCAGATGGTCGGGGTGAAAAGCATTGGTTTGCTGTCCCGCAAATTGGTAATTACAAGAGTTTGCTTTGCCACGGTGATCAATTCAATGGTTTATCTTCGTTCTACTCGTTCCAGAAAAAGGTGTATGGGTGGAAAGTCGGTGCTCTTGGAGAAGATTTCGATGATGTTTATCTTGGTCACTGGCACACTCCAACTAAGATGACGTTTAATACTATTCAGGTTAGAGTGTCTGGCAGTCCTGAGTCAACAAACACTTATGCTATGGAAAGTCTTGCTGCTATTGGAAGACCTTCTCAGCCTTTGATGTTTGTACACCCTGATAAGGGTATAGTTACAGCAGAATATAATGTCTGGCTGGACTAAGGAGGAAATAAATGAACTTATCAGAAGCAAATAAGAGAATGATTGCATCGTATGCACGAAGCGTGCTGGGTGCTGCTGTTGCGACTTATTCCGCAACAAGTGATTGGAAGATGGCGCTTAACTCGTTTTGGGCTGCTTTGATTCCTGTTGCTATGCGTTTCTTGAATCCGGGCGACCAGTCGTTCGGTAAAAATGCTGGTTCGTAATTAAAAATTAGTGTACAAAGCCCCTCCGTACTGAAAGCCGTGGTAAAATATTCATATGGATATTAAAGTGAATGTTCCGTTACGTTGCACTAAGTGTGGAGGGGCTAAGTATGCTGATGAGCCGTACTTGCTTTTTGATACTTGGTTTGTAGACATTGTTTGTTTATTGTGCGGTCACACTAAAGATATCCCTGTTGAAGAGTTTAAGGCTTTTCTTGCTAAACTCAATAAGGCTATTAAGTAATTAAATGTTAAGCGACAAGATTATAACTAACAAGGTTTACATGTATGCAGGTGTTCTGCACAAGGTTAAGAAGATTCAAAAGACAAAATCAACGGTCGTGCTTCAGAATATGATTGATTCTTCTGAGTTGACGATTCCGATGGCAGGTGCGGATGTTTTGCTTAGTCGTGTGTATACTATCGGGGAAGTCGCTAAGATTGTTGAGAGGCGACCTGATACGATCAGGAAATATGAAAGAAGCGGTTTGATTCCTAAGCCTACTTCTTTCGGTGATGAGTATTCTTCGTATAAGAATTGGAGGTTCTACATGTATTCAGATGTGCATGAGATTCTTAATTTCTTTTCGGAAAGAACTCCGGGTAGACCAACGAAAGAGGGTTCTGCTTCGGATAAAGTTAATTCTAGGATTAACTCGTTAAATCAAAAAGTAAAAATGACTGCAAGGAGTTTTAACAATGCAAGAGTCTAATGTTGAGATTTGGGCATCTATCGGTATTACTAAGAATCTTGGTAATTACGAATCACTGCGCCTTGATGCGGGCGCAAGAGTAAAGGCTTCGTCAGAGGATGACGAGCAGGCTTGGGCTGATCTGTGGAAGGCTGTTGACGAACAGATTGAGGCTAAGCTTCGGGAGTTAGACAGCGAGAGTGAAGGCTGACTGGTTAAAGAGCGCTCTTTGTAAAAAAGACGATAATCCTCATTTTTGGTTGTCATCTAATATTGATGATATCAATTATGCTAAGAATGTGTGTATGATGTGTTCTGTCCGCATTGAGTGCTTGTACTCAGCGGTTTATGAAAGAGATGGCTTTATCGGTGTTAACGGTGGGTTCTCTGAGATAGAATATTTGATACGTACTTGGGAAGAAGCAGGTGACGAAGATGAAAGTAACTGGCGAAAGCCTGATCGACTTATTCAAAAGTTATTCCGAGAAATCGCATAAACTTTTTATTCCAGATTCCCCACGGCAAGATCAGGTTGCTGATAGTCTTGCTGCTCATTACGACGGAGAACTGTTGCAGAAGGCGGTGATGTGGTACATAGACAACAGGCCGGGGCCGTTCTTGGTTTTTGACTTTGCCGTTGAATCTAGGGATATGGTTGAAAAGGTCAAGTATGAAAACGAGGCTAAGTCTCGCTTTCAAGATATCGTAGCCGAAACACGCAAGAGAATGGAAAATTCTTGAACTACGAAATTAAACTGTTAAACTCCATTATTGAAAGTGGAGAGTACGTTGATGCAGTCAATAGCGGTGTAGAAAACGTATTTATTGAGTACCGTGATGTTTGGAACTTTGTTGTTTCGCATTACGATGAGCATAGCAAGGTTCCTTCTAAAGATACGGTAAAGTCTCACTTTTCAGACTTTGAATTCTTTAACACTCCAGAACCTTTGGCTTACTATGTTGATGAGGCGAAGAAAGAGTCTTTGTCGTATCAGACACGGCAGATTGTTGCTAAGGCTCATTCTTTGATTGGTGAGGTTGGTCCTAAGGATGCGTTGTCGTATCTGATGGAGCAAACTAGCAAGTTGTACAAGTATTCTTCTTCTTTGAAAGATACTGACCTTGTTAGTGAGTGGCGTGATCGTTATGAAGATCTTAAAGAGCGTTCACTTAATCCTGATCAACAGTACATTGGTATTCCTAGCGGTATCGATGTTATTGATAAGACTTTTGGTGGCTGGCAAGCAGGCGACTTTGTTGTTTTGTTGGGCTGGACTGGCGTTGGTAAATCGTTTATTGCAAGACTGTTTGCAGTTAACGCATGGAAGGCTGGTTATCGCCCAATGATTATCTCTCTGGAGATGAATAAGAAGCAGGAGGGTCAGAGGCTTGATACTTTGCTTAATAATGGTGAGGGTCACTTTACCAACACTGATTTGATTAAAGCAAACCCTGATATTGTAGACACCTACGAGTCTTGGGGTGAGAATATGTTTGAAGGCAAGCAGCCTATCTATCTGATTACTTCAGAGGGTCTTGAGACTGCTGACCAAAACATGGTGCAGGCTAAGATTGATCAGTATCAGCCTGATATGGTTATTCTTGATTATCATGGTCTATTCGATGACGCTACTGGCGCTCGAACAGAAACAGAGAAAGCTAAGAATCTTTCGAAGGCTTTCAAAAGAATTGCTGTTAAGAACAATGTTCCTATCATTGACGTAGCAGCAGTGACTATGACGGATGGTCATGGGGACAGACCGCCTGAGTTGGAAGAGGTTGCTTGGTCTAAGCAGTTGGCTTATGACGCTGACTTGGTTCTTGCGATCCATAGAGAGTTCAACTCTGACCAGTTTCAGGTGGTATCTAGGAAGGTGCGTAGGGCTACTCATTTTGGTTTCTATTTGCGCTGGAACCTAGAAACTGGAGATTGGAGAGAGGAATGGGATGTAGGGTGAGTGCTGATCCTTTTTATACATTAAAGGGCGAGGCTGCGGATATTGAAACAATTATCCGTCTTCGTTCTTGGATGGAAGATGAGGTGAAGCAGACACATGGCGACTTTAACAAGTCGTCCTTGATTACTGATTACGATCAGAAACGAGAAATCTTTGGATTCCAGATTCAGTTCTTCAGGTAACATTGAAAAAGCGGTTAATGACCTTTTGAGCAGTCAAGGGGTTGAGGTGCATACTCAGTCTGGCACTGAGGTTGCTATTTACTGTCCTTTTCATGATAATCACAATAGTCCCGCTTGCTACATAAATACTAAGACTGGTTTGTGGCAGTGCTTTAATCCTTCTTGTGGCAAGAAGGGCAACTTTAGACAGTTGTATAAGCACATGACTGGTAAGACGTATGGTCGTGAGTGGATTCTTGATCCTGTTAATCTTCAACGTGAGTTGGATCTTGCTTTGCAGGTTAAGAATGATGAAGAGTTGACTATTGATGCGATTGAGATTGATTACGATTCCGATGAAGTTAAGAATCTTCAAACTCTTGTTGATAGAGGGTATGAACTAGAAGTTCTAGAAGATTTTGAAATTGGATATTCTTCTGTCAAGGATAGGGTTGTGATACCCGTTAGAGACCCCCAGTATAAGTTGGTCGGGCTTATTGGTAGAGCAATTCATGACTGGCAAGACCCTAGATACCTATATAATAAAGGTTTCAAAAGGGCAGATGTTCTTTTCAACATTCAAAATGCTAAGACGTATGATAGTGTTATTGTATGTGAGGGCAGTTTGGATGCTGTTAAGATTGCACAGGCGGGCTTCAAAAATGTTGTTGCTACGCTAGGTGCAAAGGTATCTCTTAATCAGGTCAAGATGATCAAAAAATATTTTGATTCTGTCATCGTATTTTCTGACAATGATGACGCTGGTGCAGAGATGAGGCGTGCTATACTTGAAGAGTGTCGTGGCAAAGAGATGTTTACCGTCAGCATTCCTGACGATCTTAAAGATCCCGGCGACATGACAGAACAACAAATTAAGCAAGCCATAACAAGCAAGCAATTATTTCAAGGAGAATTATTATGACATTTTCAAGCATTAAAACATTAAAAGATATTGAAAGCAATATTCCATCTTCAGGCTCTTCGTCTGGTGGTGGCAAGAAGTACTTCAACATTCAGTCTGGCGATACGTACAAGATTCGTTTTCGTCAGGAACTGACTGAAGACTCTACGAATTACAATGAAGATGCCGGTACTGGTATTATTGTGCCGGTTGTGACTTCACCGATTAACTGGAAGTGGCGGTGTGCGTCTACTGCTTCGATGGCAGAGCACAGTTATCGTTGTTGGGCTACTGAGCAGGTGCCTCAGGATGGTCGTTGGAAGCCGAAGCCTCATCTTTTGATTAACATTGCGGTTGAGATTGATGGTCGTTGGGAGCCTCGCATTCTTGATACGACTTTCAACCAGCGCCATGTTGGTATGATGTTGATGGAGTACGCTAAGGAGTTCGGTACGATCACTAATCAGACGTTTAAGTATAGCCGTACTGGTTCGGGTGCTCAGGATACAAACTATAGTTTGATTCCTCTTGGTCCTAGCGATGCGGATGATTCGATTGCTAGCCTTACTATGCATCAGTTGGATAACGTTTACATGGTGCTTGGCTACGAGAAGCAGAAGCAGTTCCTTACTACTGGTGATTTGAACAACGATAGTTGGTAATCTCAACGGTGCGATTGTTGGTTGTGTGGGGGGAGCAATCCCCCCACCTCCAACGGAAAGGGTAGTATGTCTACTATTTGTCTTGATCTTGATGGGGTCGTTGCCGACTTGGTTGGCGGAATTAATAAAGAACTAGATGTTCGTGGTTTGGCTGGTTTTGATTATGCTCATTGGGTTGTGGGTGTTTTTGAGGATGATTTGACTCGGGAGATTTTTGGTTCTCCTGTGTTTTGGAGGAATTTGAAGCCGTTTGTTGATTCTTGGTATGCGGTGAATGATTGGTGGTCTTTGGGTCATGATGTGTTTTTTGTGACTGCGCGTTATTCTGATGTGTCTAGGCGGTGGGTGAGGCCGTGGTTGGATATGTGGAATTTTCAGTATTCGGATGTGTTTTTTGCTGAGATGGGTTCGAAGGCTGAGGTGGTTTCGAGGTTGGGTGCTGAGTTTATGGTTGAGGATAATCCTTATGAGGCTAGGAAGATTGTTGAGTCTGGGACGGATTGTTTTTTGATGCGTGCTTGGTATAATTCGCAGTTTTGGGATGAGTTTGATTCTGTTGGTTCGTTGTTGGAGGTTGTTGTTGATGATTAAGTTTGGTGCTGTTGTTTGTGCTTTGTATGCTGTGTTTTGTGTTTTTGTTTTTGATTGGAGGCTTGCTTTGGGTTGGTTGTTGGTTTCGTTTTTTGTTTCTGAGGGGTGAGTGTTGTGTCTGATTTTGTGCATTTGCATTGTCATAGTGAGTATTCGTTGTTGGATGGTATGTCTCGTCCTGAGGATATTGCGTCGATTGCGTCGTCTAATGGGCAGTTTGCTGCTGCTATTACGGATCATGGGACGATGGGTGGTGTGTTGAAGTTTCAGGATGCTTGTGATAAGGCCAATGTGAGGCCGTTGTTTGGTGTTGAGGCGTATTTTGTTCCGTCTGTTGGTTCTGATTCTGATTCTAAGGCTGAGCGGTTTCATTTGATTTTGTTGGCGAAGTCTAATGAGGGTTTGCAGAAGTTGTTTAGGGCTAATCAGGTGGGGTGGAAGGATAATTTTTATTATAAGCCTCGTATTGATTTTGAGTTGTTGGAGGATTTGGTTGATGATGATGTGATTGCGTTGTCTGGGTGTATGGGTGGTGCGATTTCTAAGGCTTTGGAGCGTGGTGATCATGCTGAGGCTGAGAGGTTGTCTGAGCGGTTTATCAAGATTTTTGGTGATGATTTTTATTTTGAGGTTCAGGCGTGGAATCCTAAGTCGTTGAATGATGGTTTGATTGATCTTGCTCAGTCTTTTGGTTCTAAGGTTGTTGCTACTGCTGATTGTCATTTTCCTTCTGCTCATGATAAGCATGATGAGGAGGTTTTGTTGATGGTGTCGCAGTATCCTTCTTTGAATGCTGGTCAGTTGCGTCATGCTAAGGAGAATCTTGCTGGTGGTGGTGATGTTACTGAGAAGTTGAATCGTATGTATCCTGATCGGTTTTTGAGGTTTGATCAGATTAATCCTTATGTTGCTCCTGCTGATGAGGTGTTGTCGTGGTTTAGGGATAGGGGTTTTGATTGTCCTGAGTTTTTGGAGAATACTGTTGAGGTTGCGGATAAGTGTGCTGCTCGTTTGGAGAAGCGTAAGAATTTGTTGCCTAAGTATATGAAGGCTTTGGATTCTGATGATTATTTGCGTGAGTTGTGTGTGACGGCGTTGTCTGATTTTGGTTTGGATGATGTTGTGTATCGTGATCGTTTGGATGAGGAACTTGCGGTTATTGCGAAGCTTGGTTTTTCTGACTATTTTTTGATGGTTTGGGATTTGGTTAAGTGGTGTGATCGTAATGGTGTTGGTCGTGGTACTGGTCGTGGTTCTGTTGGTGGGTCGCTTATTGCGTTTTTGTTAGATATTTCTAAGGTTGATCCGATTAAGTATGATTTGTTGTTTGCGAGGTTTTTGAATCCTGATCGTAATGATTATCCTGATATTGATTTGGATTTTGAGGATAAGCAGCGTGAGCGTGTGAAGGATTATTTGGCTGAGCGTTGGGGGGAGGATAATGTTGCTGCGATTGCGACGTATGGTGTGTTTAAGCCTAAGTCTGTGATTAAGGATGTTGCGCGTGTGTTTCAGGTTCCTTTTGATGAGACTAATAGTGTGACTCCGTTTTTTGAGACTTTGGAAGAGTTGCAGGCTACTGATAAGGGTAAGACGTTTATTCGTAATTATCCTGATGTGTTGCCTGTTGCTAAGAAGTTGGAGGGGCGTATTCGTAATACTGGTATTCATGCTGCTGGTATGGTTGTGTCGTCTGTTCCTTTGACTGAGGTGTGTCCTGTTGAGACTCGTAAGGGTACGTCTGTTGAGGGTCGTGCTGCTGTTACGTCTTTTGATATGGAGGATGCTGAGGCTGTTGGTTTGATTAAGGTTGATATTCTTGGTTTGAAGACTGTTTCTGTTATCAAAGATTGTATTGATAAAGTTCGGGAGTTGTACGGTGTTGATGTTACTGATGCGTCGCTTGGGTTGGATGATCCTGCTGTGTTTCAGAATTTTAATGAGGGCAACACTGTGGGTGTGTTTCAGGCTGATGCAGCTGCTTACAGAAACCTTATTGATCGTATGGGTATTGATGATTTTAATGATTTGGTTGTTTCTAATGCGTTAGTGCGTCCGGGTGCGTTGTTGTCTCAGGGTCAGGCTTATATTGATTGTAAGAAGGGTGATGCTGAGCCTAAGTATCCTCATGAGGTTGTGAAGCCTATTTTGGAGGATACGTATGGTACGGTTATTTTTCAGGAGCAGTTGATGCAGATGGCTGTGTTGCTTGCTGATTTTTCTTGGTCTGAGGCTGATAAGCTTCGTAAGATTATTGGTAAGAAGCGTGATGCTGCTGGGTTTGATGAGTATAAGGAGAAGTTTTGTAGTAATCCTTATTTGACTCGTCGTCAGTCTGAGAAGATTTGGTCGGAGTTTGAGTTAGCGTCTTTGTATATGTTTAATAAGTCGCATGCTGTTGCTTATTCGATGTTGTCGTATCAGACGATGTGGTTAAAGATTCATTATCCTAAAGAGTTTGTGTGGTCTATGCTGTATAATGAGTCTGAGAAGGGTAAGATTACTGCTTACTTGATGGAGGCTAAGCGTATTGGTATTCAGGTTCTTCCTCCTGACGTTAATTTGTCTGGGGAGTATTTCACTATTGATGATGCTGGTATTCGGTTTGGGTTGAGGAATGTTTCTGGTTGTGGTAATAGTGCGATTGGTGAGATTTTTAAGCATCGTCCGTTTGGGTCTTATGATGAGTTTGTTAATAAGTGTTCTAAGCGTCATGTGAAGGCTCCGTTGAGGGAGAGTTTGGAGAAGGTGGGGGCTTTCTCTACTATTGGTCATGATGGTGGTTATGATCATGAGCGTTATTATCTTCCTATTTTGGGGTTTGCTGCTGGTCTTTCTGATAGTAATAATGAGATGGATGAACTTGTGGAGCCGATTGAGGGGTTCCATGAGATTTATTCTGAGTTGCGTATGATTAAGGGTGTTGTTCGTTCTACGAAGAAGACTCCTAAGTATTTGCGTGTTGAGATTGAGGATCAGTCGTCTTCTGTGTCGGTGTTTTGTGATAGGAATGCTGAGATTGCTAATCGTGATTTTATGTATTTCTTGATTGGTGATAGGACGCTTCACATGTTTTGTGATGCTTATGAGTATGTGGGTTCTGAGTTGTATGATTTGACTCAGTTGCGTAAGCAGGGTATGGATCATGAGTATGCTTGGTTGTATGATACTGGGCTTGGTGATTCTGATGATGAGCGTAGTTTGTTGTATGTGTTTAGCACTCGTACTTTTACTACTGCTAAGGGTAAAGATATGGCTAACTTTTATGCTTGGGATGGCAAGAAAATTATTAAGGTTGTTGTTTTCCCAATGTTGTATAACAAGATGAGGCATGTTCTTGGTGGTACTGGCTGGTTTGCTGCTAAGTTGAAAGATGTTAAAGATTTGGATGCTGCGACTAGGTTGGACTCGTTTACTTTGGAGAACGATAATTCGTTGATTACTATTGATAACTATATTCAGAGAAAGAATTTGGTGAAGCCATGACTTTAGAGCAATATCAAGATATTTGGGTTAATGGTCAAGTTAAAAAGCCTGGTATTCGTGATTGTGAATCTAGGTGGGAAATGATGAAACCTGAGTTTGATCGGTGGAAGAGACCGTTTACTGTGCTGGATTTTGGTGCGAATCTTGGTTATTATTCTTTGCGTCTTGTTGAAGAGTATGATTGTACTGTTGTTGCTGTTGAGAGTATCTATACTGATTGGTTGATGGAGGTTTTGGATGAGAATAAGCAAGATCGTGTCGTTCTTTTAGATAAGAAGTTTACTTTGCAGGATGTGCAGGCTCTTGCTGAGGTTGAGCATTTTGATCTTGTTCTTGCTTTGTCTGTTATGCATCATGTTGAGGGTGGTACTTTTGATGAGATTCTTCATGCGTTCATGTCTTTGGGTGATGTTTTGATTTCTGAGGTTGCTTTGGAATGCCCAGCGTGTGGGCAAAATATTGTTAAAGATACTTACGTTCCTAAGAACGCAAAAGTGTTGGGTAAGCCTAAGTCTCATTTGGATGGTTCTGAGCGTACTTTGTTTGTTTCTCAGCATAAGAAGAAAACTCTTGCTAAGTCGTATATTGGAACTCCGTTGCGTGACACGGCTTTGAGTATTCGTTCAGATTATTATCATAAAGAGTATGTGAAGGGTGGTGCTCTTCATCAATGGAGGCGTGGTATTAATTTGAAAACTTGGATGGAGATGGGTGGGGTTCTTCCGTATGCTGAAAGAATTGTAGAATTGTGCGAGAATGAGAAACCTGACTTCATGAAAGGTGATATGATTCATGGAGACCTCGCGGTTCACAATGTTGTCCTTCAGGGGGACGGCGTGAAGTTCATTGATAGTCTTGATGTTAGAAGGCATGTTGAGATTGACGATGATTGGTTTGAAAAAATGGTTAATGAAATTCTAGACTCTAGGAGATAGTATGTTATTTATTGATAAGCGCAAGGGTGATACGGTTCCTACCCATGAGGTTATTCCTACACCTAGTATCGGTTTGAATCGTGCTCTTGGTGGTGGTTTGTATACTGGGGCTACTCATTTGTTTTGGGGTACGCCTTCGGTGGGTAAGACGACTATGTGTTTTAGAATTCTTGCTGAGGCGCAAAAGATGGGGTATCGCCCGATTATTGTGGACTCTGAGTATTCGTATTCAGAAGAGTATGCTGCAAAGTGCGGGATTGATGTTGAGGATGTTGTTCTGATTCAGTCTACTGTTGTTGAGGATATTCTTAGACACTTGATTGGGTATTTGAATCATCCTGATGAGAAGCATATTTTCTTGTTCGATAGTCTTTCAAACATTGTGAAAGAAGAGTTTTACGATAAGCCTGATGGTGGTAAGGCGATGGGTTTGCAGGCTCGTTCGCAAGGCTATTTCTTGCAGAAGCTTGTTAATCATCTACATAAGGAGCGAAACATTATGCTCTTTGTGGCACATCAGACTGTCGATTTGAGCGGTATGTATGCTGTGATGAAGGCTAAGATGGGTAATACGGTGCATCATAATATGCATAATATTATTAAGTTGTTCTTGTCTATGTCTCAGAAGGAGATGGAGCGTGAGGATCGCACTAATAAGATTATGAGTCAGCGTGCTACTTGGACTATTGAGAAGACTAAGCAACTTCCTACGATTGGGACTCAGGGTTACTATTACGTTCTTCCGCAGGAGGGGCGTATTGACATTGATCGTGAGTTGATTGAGATGGCGGTGGAGAATGACATTATTCAGCGTCGTGGTGCTTGGTATTCTTATGGTGAGCAGAAGTGGAATGGTACTTCTAATATTGAGTTGACTGAGGATCAGGTTGATGAAATTTATAAGGAGTTGGTTGGGTGAAAAGAGATGAAGGACAAGAGGCAAAGCGTGACAAGGCAAAGCCGGTTAAGAACTCTGGCAGGGGTTTTAGAAAGGGAGATGCGACTTTTCATCGCTTCCTTCTTGACTATAAGCATAATGGTAGCAGCTTCACTCTTAGCCGGACTGCGTGGATAAAGCATCGTAAAGATGCTTGGAGAAGTCAGTATCGTTATCCTTGCATTTCTGTTGTGTTGGGCGATGATTCTGACACAAAGGTTGCTATAATTGATTGGGAAGTATTTAAGGAATTGATCCGTGACTCAGATTACGAATGAAGAACTATACGAAACAGCCTTCTATTATGTTGTGGGTGTCATAAGTGGTATGGAGTACTATGAAGATATCCCTGAGGTAGAACTTGTTTATGGTTTCCTTCAGCGGGCTGAGGATATAATCCTTGAGCGTAAAAGAATTTATGAGGAAGATTGAGAAGCACGGAATTTTGGGCTGGTTCATGACTGCTGGTGTTGTCATTGCTTATGATTATTGGGCTATGTCTAGTCGTCATCAAACTATGTCTACTGCTTTCAAGAATGGCTTGTTTAGAAAGTCAACTAGTGTACCGACGTTTATTGGTTGGGCTGTGCTGACATGGCATTTGTTCCATCCTCCTTCTTTAAGAAAGACTGATTTGTTTTCTGTTATCCTAGATTGGAAGAAGAGTGAGTAATTTTATAATTGATATTGATACCATCAATCAGATGATGGGTGATAATGCTGAAGAGTTTATTGAGTGCATGAAGATTGTTAACGACATCATTGAACGTCCTGATCATTATGTGGGTGGGCAGGCTATTCGTTATGCTAATCAACTGGCTGCTTACAGAACGACTATGATTATTAAGTCGCAGATGTTTAAGAGGAAGTCTAACATGATGGATATGGAAGACAAGTTTGTCAATGATATCTGGAAGACAATGTATGAGGCTCTTGGTGAAAATATTAACGTTTTGAAACTGTCTGCAAGGAATGGTGTGCAATGAAAGCTTTAGGTGCTTTAAGAGGTTCGCAGCCGGAGAAGAAGGTTGTGGTTGAGTCTGAGCCTTTGACTGGTGGTCAGTTGGAAGACTTGCTTGTTCAAAAGATTGATGAGCATCTTGCTGAACGTAATGAGCCTGTTTATAAGAAGGTGGATTATTTTAGACCTAGTTCTACTAATCAGTGTGCTAGGTATTGGTGGTATATGTTTGATGGTATTGAGTATACCCCTTCTTTCGCCCCTCAGACGTACCGTATTTTTGATAATGGTCACAGAGTGCATGATCGTTTGTACGAGTACTTTAGGGGTCTGGGTATTCTTGTTGAAGAAGAGTTTCCAGTAAGTAATGACGATCCTCCGATTCAAGGCACTGCGGATGGAATTATTGATCTTGATGGACATAAACTTATTGAGTTGAAGTCTATTTCTGCTGAAGGGTTTGGGTATAGACAAATGTATCACAAGCCTTCGGATGATCACATTCGTCAGGCTAATCTTTACATGCATTGTTTGAATTTAGATAGTGGATTTGTTATTTACGAGAACAAAAATAATCAACAAATTTTACCTATCTATATCGAGCGAGATGACGTTTTTCTTGATAAACTATTTAAGAAGTATAGAAAGATTTATAAGAATGTTCTTGACGGTGTAAAGCCTGATCGTCCTTATAAGCGTACTTCGAAGCACTGTGCTAGATGTGATTTGGCTGAAGTGTGCTGGTCGGAGAAGGAGCCTGTTGAGGAGTACGAACCATTTTGAACCCATACCATGCAAAAATGAAGCATGTGGGAAAATCTTTACGCCTAAAACGTACAACGCGATCTTTTGTTCCGCAGATTGCAGAAGAGTTGTCACAAACAAAAGACTTCTTGAGAATTACTACAAGAACAAGGCTAAAAAGAACAGCAAAAGGGTTTGCGAGTCTAAAAAGTGTGACACAATATTGTCTTCTTACAACAAAGAAGATATTTGTGAAAGATGCAAAAGAGAGAGGTATATAAACAGGCTTGTTTCTTGGGGTTGGGATGAGGAGTCCCTAAGAGATGAGTATAAGTAAACTTGTTAGTTCCATAAAGTCTAATAGGTTGATTGCTATTGACCCTTCTTCTAACTCGTTAGCTTGGTGTGTTGTTGATCTTGATATTAACAAATTTGATATTGTTAGTACTGGAAAGATAGAGTTTAAAGACAAGAAAGAAGTTTCAAGCAAACTTGCTGTTATTAGATCAGGTTTGTTGGATGTTTGGGAAGATTATTCTTTTAGGCAGGCAGCGATTGAGCAGTCTGTTTATATTCAGAACTTTCAGTCTAGCAGGATTATTTCTTACATTATTGGTTACAGTTGGGGAGTTTTAGATGAGTATTGTGATAGCGTTACTGATATCAATCCTCTTATCTGGAAGAATAGGATTGGATATAAGAATGTTTCAAAAGAAGACAAGAAGAAGATTGAAACAGAGTACGGGTCTAAGGGGTTGCAGAGGCGTTTGACTCAAGAGCGCAAGGATCGTGTGAAGAGAATTATTGATGATTTCTGCGGTCAGTCTACTGAAGATGATGACGTAAACGACGCAATCGGCATTGCCCTATGGTATTATATTGATCATGGCTATGGAACCTTACAAAGATAAGGAGTGGCTATACGATATGTACGTCAAGCGACGTATGAACCTCACAGATATTTGTAAAAAGTTGAAAGACTCTTACAATATTGAAGTTACTCCTCAGGCTGTTTATAACTGGGTTGCCAAGTATGATTTGCTAAAGTATCGCGGTAAGGGGCGTAATTTAGGTAAAACGAGTATGCGTCGTCCGAAGTCTCCTATGCAAGAAAGAGTTGAAAGGAAGCGTCGTGAGATGCGTAAGATGAATAATATGAAAAAGAAAGGTCGTGGACGATGAGAAAGTCGGTTACCACTTCTGATATATCAACTTTTGCTAAGCTTGATATGATTTATAATCAGGTTAGAATGCTGGAGGCTCAGCAGAATGAGACTGATTATAAGTGTCTTGGTTCTGGTAAGTGCTGTAGTATTGGGTTGACTATTCATATGACTGAGTGCGCCCATATTGCTTTCAGGCTCAGACAGCAGTATTACTTGTATCTTGAAGATCAGGGGCGTGCTGTTGCTGATGAGTGGATGGATGGTGTTGTTGAGTCTCTGAAAGAGGCAATGTTTGATGAGTCTTGGCAGATTGGTGGTGAGACTGATCGTAAGTGTGTGTTTTTTAAAGGTGGTTGTACGATTTATGGTTATAGACCGATGGTGTGTAGGAGTTTTGGTACTATAACTACGGTAGATGATTATTGCCCGAGGATTCGCAATGCTCATGGCAATATTGATTATTACTCTGGCCCTGCGGTTAAGAAGATTGTTCAGTCTTTTCAGGACTTGTTGAAAGAGTATACTAGTGGTAAAGACCCGGGTTATGACATGGTTGTCTATATGCCTTTGGGTGTTCTTTCGTTCCTTTTGTCTACCGAGGAATTGGAAGAACTGGAGCGGATGACGGATGCGAAATTCTGGAAGGCTGTAGATGGTTGGGTTAACTACAGAGTCCAGTATACGAAAGAACATGGTCATGGTTACGACCATTTACATGAGCAGGCTGTTTCGATAGGCAAAAAGTTAGTTTTTGACCGAGAAATAATCTAAAGAAAAAAATACAAACTCCTGCAAATCCAGAGAATATCGGCTAGTATTCTTTTGCTGAATTATTGATCCGACCTTTTTGGAGGGGGGTGTTTGTGGAAATTAAGCGTATTGAGGAAACTCTTGAAAAAGTTTCCAAAGTAGGCGACTATACTTTGTACAAGGTAGTTGAAGATGATGAAAAGGAATCTGTACTGGAGAGCGCTGTCGAAGAGCAGGGCTGACGGTTACGGTTACGCATCATATAGGATTTCCTCTGGCCTCAGGGACGCTGGTCTACCTGTCTTTGAGCCAGAGGATTTTCTATGTTTGGATAAAAGCGTTAGCAATGTGTTTGTGTCTATGGCTGAAGGTGTTCAATTGATACCTGATGTCCCCGCTTTTGACGATGATATATTAGTGAATAATTGTTTGCCTAACGATTATAAGCTTGGTGATTGTTATAACATAGGGTTTAGCTATTGGGAGACTAACACTCTGCCTAGCAATTGGGTTAGGCATGTTCAGAACTGTGATGAAGTTTGGACTACTTCGTCTTGGGCTAAAAGTGTTTTTGAAGATAGCACTGGTCATGACAATGTTCATTCTTTCAGGTTGGGTATAGAGTCTGATATTTTTTATAAGTCAGACAGTGTGCCTGATGGTCCTTTTACATTTTTGCATGTGGGTAGCCCATCCACTCGCAAGAATACTCAAATGGCCGTAAACGCTTTTATGAGGACGTATGGGCACCGGAAAGACTTCCGGCTTATTGTGAAGTCTATGGGGCCACCAGACGCTCGTATACGGGATTCTGGAATGAATCACGGGGCGATAACAAACCACGACCGAATTCAGGTTATTGATTACGAGGTTAGTGAGGATGAGTTGGCTGACATTTACCGTTCTGCTCATTGTTTGCTGTATCCAACTATGGGTGAGGGTTGGGGAATGATTCCTTTTGATTCTATTGCTTGTGGTACTCCTACTATTTGTACTAACGCTACTTCTTGCACAGAGTATGCATCGCTTTCTGTGCCTTTGGATTTTGAGTGGTCTAATGAAGGTATGAGTGGTATTTATTCTGGGTGTGGTGCTTGGGCTAAGCCTAATATGGATGATCTTGTGGATAAGATGCATTATGTGG